TCTGCATGGGGAGATGCAGTCCAATACGTAGCATCATTAATTGATCCACCTGATGGTCCCGCTGGTCCTGTAGCTCCTGTTGGACCTGCTGGTCCTACTGGTCCCACTGGACCCTGAATACCTTGTGGACCGGGAGGTCCGGGTGGACCTTCTACAGTAGCTATACCAACACCGGGCCATGTTACAGGAGGATCACTCGTTGGCTTAACACACAGATAAGCGATATTATCTGCAGCAACTACAACGTCTCCATCACTGTATAACGGACCCGGTGTAAAATTGCCTAAATACTCTAAATCTAAATCTACCGTCCTAGTTCCCGTCGAATCTGTACTTTTTAATCCAAATCTATGAACTAGTTTCCTTGAATTTGGTAATGTGGTGATCTCATTATCTGCTGTGAGATATGTAGCTGCATCAGTACCGCCTCCTCCACCACCTGGTCCACCACCATCAATGATAGTTGTCGTAGATACAGCAGCCTGCGCACCCGCGAGTCGCTCAATAATCTCCTGAACTACTTGATACAGGGAATTATCTACGTCTCTAGACTGTGCTAGAGTACCCTTTAAGTCCGCAAACTGTGGCGGTTTTGTAGATTTCCTGAACGCCATGTTTAAGAACCAGGATACGACTTATACAGTTCCTTCGTAAAGATCACGATTCGATTGACTCTAAAATAATCACCATAATCTATAGTTTTCAGTTCAAACGTAGCTCTCTGTTCCGAAAAATTGACCAGACGAGTCGGAGAATACCGATTCCGCAACTCCATTTCAAGTGGAACGAGTGTCTTAGAATTCAAATCATCGAGTGAATATGCAGCCATTCTCAATTTACCAGATCCATTCACCCTAATGCGAATGGAACCAAAATGGGTAGTAGCTTCACCTGAACTCTGCTCACTGATTGCGGCTCCAACAGGCATTTATTCACCTATCAATGCTGTACGAACTGTAGGATCTGGAATTTTCAGAGTCGTTGTTCCATGATATATGTCAGCCCGAGGCAACTTCGTACTCAATATAAAAAGTCCACTCAAATCTGCTTCGGACAATACAAGGAGACCAGTTGGAAATCCAATGAAAGTAATATAGAGAAATTGATGAACTAATCTTCCAGTTCCAGAAGGAACCGGAGCACCAGTAGGTTGCCATCTAAACTGACCACCAAATTGCCATTTGAACATATTAGTCCGTGTCATCGCACTCGGTACTATAATTCCTGAATCCTGTTCAAATCGTTGAGTAGGATCAGTTAGATTCGGTGATACTTCTACCCCATTCTCATCCTTATACAATGCATAACTATCAGATGGTATCGGCCCTAAAGTAGAATCATGCAAAGGAGCTGCATAGTGTACGATACTCTGAATTGAACTATCTTGAGATGGAATCGTACCACTATCCACAAATTGAAAGAATTGCGGTGCCTTATGAACAACAGCAGAAACCGATGGAGTCATACCTGGATTAATGAAAACATCTCCAATTCCGCTAGGATTCGGAAAATTAAAAGGATACACCCAAGTTGGACATGGTTGAGTGAATGCTAAATATGCGGGGTCGTTCCATGCTCCTAAGGATCCCCCGGTCTTAATATTTTGGGGCGAAGTAATAGCACTAAATCCATGTTCAGCAGTCCAGTTTACTGTAGATGAAGGATTAGCAATATTGGATATATCTCCTACTGTCCTAAGTGTACTTACCCACATCGGTGCCGGCGATCCAGTTGGAACCCATGTATTTGCTTGTGTTTGAAGTTGATCTTCAGTAAGTACGCTTTTCCAAAACTTGAAATTGCATACATCAACACTATCAGAGAGTACAATTGTTATTTGACTAAATACTTCATTTATCAAATAATTAGTTTGTACTACCTGATCTATAGTAACTACTCGTTCCCACGGATTCAAATCCAATGAATCTTCTACTCCAAGATATATCGTAATTGTAGGTCCATTTTTGGAAACACAAACTAGAGTCCAACGACCCATTACAATATTATCAAGAGGTAAAATAGGAAGTCCAACAGCTACATGACGCCCATCCATATTCCATTTGAATCCATCACTACTAATTCTCATAAATGATCCGGCTACACCATTGTACGTAACTAGTGGTGCCGGAATCTTAGAATTTGCTCTGAACCAAACACAGAAACTAAAATTCTGACTTGGATCTGTGCTAATATTTGGAAACACCATAGGCGGAATTGCAGCTTCTCTACCAATATTATAAATACTCAGAAGTGAATAATTAGCACTGGCTCTAAGTGACATCTAAGACCTCCGCCGGTGTTCCTAGTGATGGTTTAGGACCAGCAGATCCTAGAACCAATTTATCAGTATCGATTAGTGCAACAGTATATACAATACAATCATATATCCATCTAGCCCATTTAATATCCTTCGCATTCATTCCATCTGAATAGTCAGCATAAAGTAACTTATTCACATGTGGAAATGGTAATGTGATCCAAATCCTCTTATTAATTGAATCATTGACAATCTGTACTGTATGGAATTCATTTCGGTCGAGTCCTTTCCAAAAGTCCTCAATCTTCCACGACATCTCAGGTTGTGCATATACACCATTGAACAGCATCAGACCTGACCAATCCACAATAACTAGAAAATCGATATTCACACCACCTGTATCCAACACCGTCGCAATTCCATGAACAGGTGAGCCGATACCTTGGTCTAACACTTCTTCCTGCCACGTTACAGGTTCATCGTAGTTATCCGAGTAGCCATATGTCCTAGTTTTCTTGAAGATGTACATGATATCTCTAAACTCTTGGACAGCCGTAAGTGGATGACCATCTAGTGGAACCACGATGATTCCATCTACCTTATTTATTGCTTCTGGTTCACCTGCTACTGACAATCTTGCTATCGATCTGTTATCAGTCACTCCAGCAGGTAATCCCGTCAATGTCTCTGTTGTACCGTATTCTCCGACTATTACTAGACGTGAGTGATACGTGTTCAGATATACCCCTGAAGGAATTTCCGCAAAGTTATCAGCCAAATGCGATGCATCCGATAGCAAATCAGCATCAAAATAGGTGATAGTTTTCGTCGTAGTCGTATTGTCATCAATGTTACCACCGGGAATGAACCAATATTGATAGCCATTCTGGTCGCCATTGTACTCTGGAATCCACTTGGTTGATACTAGGTGTCTTTTCTTTACCCATGCATTAGGCGAAACTGGAATGTTGGACACCACGATTTCATGCGCACCAGTGAATACTAATTCAGCCCTTACTTGTGGTCCAATCGCTGTGAAATAACCTGTATCAGTCTCATACACCACACCAATTACATGCAATCCGGCATCAGTCTTATTCCCCGATGTAGCTGCTCCTAATGCAGCGACTAGGGGACCGCCGGTAGGAGGACTACCAGCAGCCTTCCTAGCAGGAGTCCCATCACCTTTGTACACGTAGAGATATTCGTTCTGAATCCCTAGTTGATACTTCTCACCAGCCTGATCAGTGTATGTCTTGAATGGAGTGATATATGCGCGCCCATTAATTGCGACGAATCCGAAATCCTCCATCGCAGGAATATCGAGAATTGGACCAACTACAGTCTTATTCCCCTTAACGTGATAGATTTTACCACCCTCATGTAATACGAGGAGAGTATCACCCTGCTGTGTAGTGTAGTTGTAAATCCTCCTTGGTTTCAGTGCAGGAGGTGGAGATACATAAGGAACTATTCCATACCGAGTTTCAAATCCAGACTGAAAGTATTGAATGTTATCAGCCTGAGTGAAATGATTACTCGGTGCAGATTCAGGATCACCCTTCTGCCACCACCCATCAAAATCTTCAATTACTAGTGGTTCGTGATCCCTAGTAGTCGGCGACATGACTTAAAAACCTCCCCGCATTTTCCATGCAGCACGGAATGGTCTATGTCGGGTTACAATCTGTTGACGACCCTTATTACCAATTGCAATAGCCGTATCCACAGCTTTCTCCGCTTGAACTTCTAATACAGCCGCACGAGTTTCATTTTCACCAATGAACATCGCGCACAATGCTGCCGTTTTATAAGCAAGATAGGTTCTAGCACCAACCATAACAATTAAAGTATCTGGACCTGCCGCATAGGCAACTCCTTGATAGACATATTTGATTATTACTTCCATATCAATAGTTGCAGGATTAGTTCTGATAGTACCATTTTCCCACACCCAATATTGGAGAGAATTAGTTTTAGGAAGTACTTCTGTGAATTCTTTCCTTGGTAATCTGCGATACGTTCCTAAATCAGCACTTTCAGCCTGCAATTTAGTAGGATCAACCACCCAACCAGTGTATGGCCTCTCCATCACTTCCTGAATTTCAATTAATTCAGGTGGTAAACGTGGAATATCTGCATCTGGAGTACCACCTGGAGGAGTTATAAATTCAGGATTAACAATGTAGTTAAGTCCTGCTTTAATCACAATAGGTGAAAGTGAAAAATGAAATGAAACTAAATTAGTGAGAGGTGCATTAGCCTCTGCCATCAAGTCAGAAAACTGTTCAATCGCCATATTGAGATACGGCAGCTGCACAGCATAAGTATAATCAGTTTTATTAGGATCGTTTAGTAGATTCGCTACACGATCCATTATCTGACCTGCCGATACTGCTGAAGTACTCATGGCTCACTCCTACGAGATTACAAATGCCCAATTACCCGTTGTAATCGTACAGGTCACAGTGGTCACACCAGTCAGATCGTATTCCTTGATGTTGTCACCGGCTGCATTTTCAGTCTGAATGAACAGCCTCTTGCTGTCCAGCTGAAAGTCTACTCCCAACACTAGCGGTACCACTAGCGCCGTATTCGTTCTGTCTGGTCCCGTCTTAGCTGTCACCGTCACTTGATTTGGCATAACCTCTCCTATGTAGCGAATGTCAATCCGAGTTTCTTAGCTAGTTCTGGGTCCGCAATTGCCTTGCATGTCTGACAGATGGGGAAATGCGCGTTTCTCAATGATCCACACGCAATACACCGCACTAGTTCAGCCTGTTGAGCATCACCCAACCACGGTTTATTCGTAATGTTGAGTTCTCGACAAGCTAAGCGCGCATCATCTGAGATACTTAAAGGATTTCCGTTACTCCGCGACCACAGAATGTCTGCAATACGCACCAATTCAAGAAACCACTTCTTTTGCTTCGCCTGCGCGCTCAATAGGAGTGCGGTGTGCTCTTTCTTAAGTTTTTCAACCGTGAATTCACCAGGAATGTAAAATAATCCTGGCATTTGATCCGCCATGTTACATGCCAATAACCCGTTAGCATAGTCACGAACAATTGAATCAGCAATCTGTATCGAAGATACTGGTATTTCAAGTAGTGGTTGATTTTCATCTACTTCCCTCCACCAACTTGACGGTCCTACCACCAATACACTGGGATTTTCAAATGTCCCAGGATTCAATTCAAATGTTCCGGGCTGACATGTAGCTTTTCTCTCCACAATCCGCTTCGGTAGGATCGATGCTACTGTAGACTTGTCCATTGGATTGATGGGCGCGCGTATAGTACGCCTATTAGTGGGCGCGAATCCAGGAAATTCACCTACTTGTACTGACATTATTCCACCTCTACGTATGTAGCTTCAAATTCCTCTTTCGGCATCACATCAGGATCACCCTCATCATTAATAAACAGGTAATCCCCCGCTTCACCTACTACAGTTTTCTTCGGAGCTACGTTCTTGACGATGAATTTCTCCTCAATTTGACGCGCCAACAGATTATTCTTCTTCCTGTAGCTCTTGAAAGTGGTCAAGTCTCCTACAAGCATACTAATTTTCCTTTTTGTAAGACTGCGGGACGACAATTGCTTCGCCATATCTCATCGCATCCCCTGTTTCAGTTTCGTCGCCAAATAATTCCTCTTGTAGTTCACTAATTCGCTGATCTCGTCCCTCAGGTGTAGTGTTTTTCTCTGAGTCTATGTACTTTCGCAGACTCTTTTTTCCAAGTGCTGCGAGTAATGTGTCTACAATGAACTTCGTCGCAGGCCAAATTGGAGGTAGTGGATTATTGTCACCATCACGATACGCCCAAATCGGCTCATAACTCAACTTACTTGCCGGTAATTCCTTCAAATTTACCTCAGGAATCGCCACTAACCGTTCAAGCACATACAAATCCTTCAAATATGGATATTTCTTAACTTCACGGACAACAGGATAGAGTAAATCTACCCCATTGTCCGTCCGATCCATCAATCTCATCTCTGTCTCATCATTGGCCCACGATATTCTAAACATGGGTTGACCCGAAGTAGAGTCAATACCAAATTCATCTATGAGCCGCTGATTCAGAGTCTCAATTGATTCCACATTACACTCCGGAGTTGATCACCCACTTAGCGAGTGACTTCACGTACACAAGAAACACAGCACGATTCTGAGCAGCTGCTACACCGACCAGAATATTACCAGATGTGCCAAGTGTTACACCAGCAGCATTGGTTGGAATGAGCACAAGTAAACCGCTGAACTGACCACCACCGAAGTAAGGTCTGATGGTATTGACTGCGGTAGTACCAGTAACCAACACAATGTCAGTTTTCGCATCAATCTGTGCTGCTGATGCTACAGTACTTTCCGACATCTTCGACGTTAAACCTGGAATCATCTCTCCTCCTCCACCATGAGATGACGCGAAGTGGATGCTAGTACCCCATGTCGGGGCGACATGTTTCCCGGCTACTAGCATCCACCGTAGAACTAACCAACCGCAACGTACTTGTTGGTGATTGTGTTGAACACCAACAACATGCATTCACCGACTACTGATGCTTTGGCTGCACCGATGTTACCAGTTGCCAACACACCAGCAGTTCCAGCAAACACGAGTCCAATACAATGTGGACCCGGCACAGGCGGCGTAATCGTAGCAATTGCCACGTTACCTGTGAGTACTGTCAAACCAGGTCCGGGTGCAACAGTAGCAGCAGATGCTACAGTTGACGTAGGACCACCCCACGGCAAATACCGTCCCCAATCAGATTCAGGTGCCACAGTTCCTCCTAGTATCCAACCGGAACGGCCAACGCATCAATGTAGCTGCACGCTGCGGGATTGGATACAAAAGTCTGCATTCCAACCACCATGTAGAAGATTTCCGCGGCAGCTACGCCACCTGATGCTCCGCGGATCTCGAAGATCTTACGGCCATCAGTTGTATAGAAGCCAATGGGAAGAATTTCACCACGGCCCCACACTTCATCGACAACGAAGTCGATGCGCGTCTTATCCCAGTTGAATGAGGGTTTGACTCCCGCACCAGCCAGCTGCATGTTGTTCCCAAAATACATATTCAGCCCTTCTTCCTTGGCTGTTTTCTGAATGATGGAAACCAACTGACCGATTTCCTCGTATGCCTGCATCTGACACGGATGCAACCACGCCACAGGATTGAAATTGTTGTCAATTCCCACCCTGTTGCCAATCTTGTTCACCGCAAGACGTGGCAAAGGAAGCGTCAATGCAGCATTACCCGCATTCACACGGTTAGCGCGGATCTCAGGTGTAGTACTACGTGAGAATCCGAGCCATGTTCCAGCACTTGCGTTGGAATGATGGTATGGAACTCCAAAAAGAGCCGGTAGAGATGCAGGAGCAGACAAGCCAGCAGTCACCAACTTGTCAGTCGGTGCCACAGCAGCAATCTGTGGAGTGATATTGATGACTTTGTTCTCAACATCCCACAACGTGATGACACCTTCACCACGTTTGATAGCCAACGCAGCATCCCACACCTGAACCGTCTGCCCATAGCGGACCAAACGCGCACCAAAACCATCCGTGGTCAGAGTGATTACGTTCGACCCACCAGCCGGCGTATCAGTAGTGACTACACCAACCACACCATCACCCGTCTGCATCATCTGACTGTCCAGCTGCCGTCTCATTTCGTCGAGTGCAGTTGCCGTCAGTCTACGCACCGAGTTGACGATGGCTTTGCGCGCATCATCAGTTGCCCACTGTGTCAACTTGGTGTATTCAATGTTCTCTGACAAAAAGACACAATTGAGTACAGCCTTGTCGAACGTAGGCCCACCACCACGTCCCAGATCTCCACCATCAGGGTTGAAATACTGGAATGAACCACCTGGCCTCAGTTCCAACGGAACACGCATTTGGCGGTGTGAGATTTTCTCCACATCCCGCTTCTTGATGTTCGCGTAGAACTTGTCATCACGCTCAAACAGTACGCGGACTTTTGGAATTACTTTCTCCAACTCAAGTGCCGCGACTTGAGATTCTACAACAGCCATGTTACCCCTCTTAGTCCTTCATGAGGACATCTAATGTACTCATCCCGCGCGGGATATCTGATGCCTTACGATATTTTCCACTAGAGGGGGCTGTGGATCTGCCGGGTGTAATTGGGTTCTTGCGAACCGATCTTTCTTCTTCGTTCACATCATCCGAATCTACGCGCCTACCTAAGCCTTTCAAAGCGTCATTTCTGGCCTTTTTTATCACTGTAGGCAACAGTGTCTTCGCTTTGCTTAGATACGCGCTCTTAATCTTATCTTGAGAGTCTTTATCGTAACCTCTCTCGTGCGCACGTTCCCACAGCCTATCCAACAAGCCGCGGAACTGTTTGTCCTTCGATAACAGATCTTCTAACTTTTCGTGTGCTTCCTTGACTGCATGTTGCTTCACATAGTCAGTCATGGAACCACGCGGATCAATGTTACCGTCAATCGTAGCAGTCAACACATTATCAGCCTTCGTCTGTAATTCCTCTCTTACTGATTCAAATGCCTGATAAGCTCGCTGCTGTTCCTGCTGCTGATACTGCTGTTCCCTGCTCTGCTCTCTCGGATCTGTCTGCCGCGATAATGTAGTCGGCGGACTAAAATTCTGTGAACCAAATACGAACTGATTCAGAATGTTCGCCGCTGCCTGTAATGGTGCGCCCTGATCTCCTAATGCGCGCCCCTCACGAACCATCGTTACGATGGTATCTTTTATGACGTTGCCTAATACGTGATAATACGCCTGCTGGTCTACCTGCCTAAGTGCAGGCAAATAATTGTCTGCAATCTTCAGAAATGCTTCTTGATTCTCAGTTTTCGCAGCCTGTAGTACCGACGAAATATTTCCATTCATTACCTGCTGGTCTAAATTGTCCAGAATACGCGCCTTCTCTGCCGACGTGCGCGCATCCTGAATAGTTGGAAATACTTCCGTGAACTGTTGTTCCCTGTAGTATGCTTTCTCTAAGTAGGGGAAATCTTTGAACAGTTTAGGATACTTCGATAGAATCTCACGCCGTCTTACCGGCGTCATCAATTCTAAATCTTCTTCTTTCGGTCCCTCTAGTTCTTCTTCAATTTCCTTCAGTTCATCTATTTCTTCCTCTTTCCCATCTTCTGGTTCTTTATCTTCCTCCTCAGTTTCCGCAGGCTGATCTTCATCTGATTTCTTTTCTCCGCCAATATCAAGTACTTCAGGCTCATCTTCGACATTTAGCAGCTCGAAAGTATCCGATTCTTTTTCATCGCCCCCACCCGTATCAGGAGGTGCATAGAATCTATTGAATAGTGGGCTGTGCATTTGGATTTACTCCTCCGCTACTCTGTGGTGGCGGACCTTCTGTTGGTTGTTGGGCCGTTCCCTCTTTTTCTTTTCCGGCCGGCGGTGGAGGGGCCATCTGTTGTTGCATCATCATCTGCATTTGCATATCCATGTCTTTATGCATCTTCATATGCAGCAACACATTCTTATATCCCGCTGGATTCTCTAGTTTCGCCAATCTACCTGCATCACTTACGAGCCAACGACGACAAATATCGGCTTCAAGTATGTGATTATCCACATCCATATCTGCATGAATACTTGGCAATTCAATCGGAGGAATCATGGATGGATCTTGACCCATCATCATCGCCTGCTCAACCATCATGGGATCAGGCGGCATCATAATCGGCTCACTATTCACTAGCAGTTGAATTTCCTCGTATTGTTTCTGCCTATCATCTTCACCTGGAATTACATAGTCCGTCAGTCCAATTGCGCGCTTGAGATACGGCAGATTCTCAGGTGAACCCAACGTCTGCATAACCATGTCGTTATTCAGCTGGAACAACTCCATGATAGCATCCTTCTGCTGATTCCAAGTGATTGGAAGGTTTTCATTCGCTTCCAATTCAATGTTTCCAATCTTACCTTCCAATTCTGCGCGCCGAATAAACACATTAACGAAGTTGCCGAATTCGTCCTTCTTTACCTGCTTCTCATCATCCTTCACTTCCGAAATATACATCGGAATGACCTTACCGAACACATCTTTCCACCACATCGTCAACATTTTCCATGTGGTTTGTAGTCTCTGTAATGCCTGCGACCGACTCATACTGTATTCTGAGGCGGTACGCGAACCACTCATCTGGCCACCAAAAAGAGACGGTAAAGCTCCTGATACCATTTGACCGATTTCCTGAATCTTCTGGGCAAATGGTAAAACTTCTTGTGAAAGAGTTGCCGTCTTAACTTCATAGAACCCTTCTGATAACGGCTTGCCCGACTTGGGAGTAGCAGGATATATTCCACCGGGGATAACTTCCGAATTACGGTATGCATTGAAGTTTAATACCTTTGGATCTGCAAACGTCTGCGGAATTCCATGCTCCACTGTCTGTAAAACGAGCGAAATGAGATCGTTAGTGATATCCTGTACCGAAGTGAGAAGTAAACCAATCGGATCGAAGTGAAGATAATCTGAGAGGGGATTATGAGTAATAGTCCAAAAGTCATCAAGATTCTCGTTACAAGCATGTGCAACTTGATCATTGACCACCACCACTTTACAACCGTCAGGAAACTGCTTACGCAGATCCTCCATTTCATCAGCATTTAGCACGTTATAAGCAGCAGGACGAAGCCAACAATTCCTTACGGTGACGTTGTTTATTGGGTGCTCACCGTGATACTGAGGCGACGTTCGTCCCCACTGTTCATACAAGTCGTAGTTCGATGATCCTTGTTTGACGATTTTATCTCGTAGATCTGGATACTGCTCAAGGACGTTGGCGAAATGCGTTTCATAACTGTAAATCAGGTAATTGCATTCTTTTTGCGAGCGCGCCCACACCGGAACTTTGACGAACAATCCGCCGAATACTTCCATGCATATACGCGACTTCGGATGATTCGTCACACCTACTAGACGAGTCACAGTAACTGTCTGCTGTACCTTATCTGGAACGATTTGACCCGCACAATTCGGGCACATTTCTGCACCCTCATCTATCGCCGCGTCAATCGGTGCATCTTCATCAGTCGGTGCGAACTTATCTTCCTGAACTGCCGTGATTGTCTTGTCTGCCAACTCATGCTGACAGATTGGACAGATACTCAACTCATGATTTTCCGGCACTTCCTCGTACTTCTTCGTCTGATACGTGCCGTACTTCTCATCCTCGTGCGGATAACTGTAACACGCAATCATTCCTTCTGTGCAGTACACAAATAATGCGTGGAGCCACAACAGGGGCGCATTGTTGTGCTTAAAGACGAGTTCTGCAATCTTATCCCCTGCCTTAGCTGTCGTGATATCTAGAGGATTATCCGCATCGTCGGGATAACAAGTAATAGGAGGAACAGTAACAGACAGAGCAGCAATAATTGACTCAAGGTAAGCACGATAGATGTTGACTGGTTTGTCGTAGAATCCTTGATCCGACTCATCATTCCTATCACTGTCCGGAATACGCCAGTCATGTGCCACCTCACTGTAGTAGGCATGCTGAATATTCTCCCACATCAGCTTCATTCGGCGCCACGTCCTGATTTGACGGTCTCTTACCCCGCGGTCTTCGTCGTCAAAGTGGTCCACAATTTGCTTTAATAAAGACTTAGTTGCATCATCTATTTCCTTCATGATGCCACCTCCGTCTCGTGCCGTTTGAGATAATCCATCATATCGAACAATAACAACTCATCATCATTCACAAGTCCAAGTACTACGTTGCATCGCTGACACAATAAATCTCGGAGTATATTAGTTTTATGACTATGATCTATGGCAAGATTTCTTCCAGTTTTACAAGGTTGTTTACAAATTGCACAGCCACCCAATTGTAATTCCAGTTTCTTGTTATATTCTTCTGGAACCATTCCATATCGATGTTTCATATTATGATGTTTCATATCTCTTTTAGCATTATATTCCTTTGCTCTGATTGTCCAACATTTACGACAATCTACTCTAAGATTATTACCACTCCATACACAGTTTTCACTTGTAACAATATCATTACAAGTTCTACAGCGATCGCCGAGCGCAAAAGCCTTTTTATAGTTAGCAACCATTAGTATGCTTGCACCCTATCTCTAATACCTGCCAAACCTCCACGTTTCTTCGCGGTTTCTGGAGTAGGAGTCACCTCAGAATTATCCAAATTTCTTCGTTTCTTTTTGTCAGGTCGATCTGACTGAATGCGCGGCATACTCGAATACGCATATGTCGGCTTAGTTGTGTCATCATTCTCGTATCCCGTCAGAGTCTTGATGTCATACCCTTTACGGAATGGCTGATTCCTAATCGCTTCCTGTCGCCCTTGATGTAGTGCCATCGACAGATTAGGACTAGACTGATCATACTGATTTAATGGATTCTCGCTGTATCTGAATCCACCTTTAGGCATCGCTTGTCCAGTTCTCGACACAGCGGACGGATTAGTGGAAGGACCGATACCTGAAGTGCGCGAATTTGAACCAGAATTACGAGATGCCACGGCTTCTCCTACTAATGGAGCGACTGTATTTGCAACAGCTAAGGTTTTACCAAGTTTTCCTAATTTACCAAATCCACCTGCACCCATGTATCCTGTAGCGCCGCCGATTGCACCTGCTTTAACAGCATCACCCCAACTACCACCCTCCATCTTCGCATCAGCAGCACTAGTAGCTGCATTAATACCCATCGATACGAGTGGACCTACGCCCGGTATAAATGCTGTTCCATACTTAAGGAGATTCTTACCGCCAACTTTACCGATTTTGCCGCCTCCTAGTGCCAGTTTACTTATGAATCCCATGATTCACCTAGCTCTCGGCATAGGAACATCAGCGATACCGAATACTTTCAATATCCACAGCACGCAGAAAATCACCACGACGATGCGAATCACCAACTTAATCGGGGGACTCATCGGAATATATGTCTCGATTAGATAGAGACACAATCCGAGGATTACGAGGACGAGAATCGTGTAAATCATTTGCTGACTCCCAACTCCTGTTCCAACTCCTCGATTTCTTTCGCTTTACCACGCATCAATTCTGCGCGCTTACGATCCTCTGCTTCCAACATCTGCTGCTTAACTCTCCACGGCACAAATTGTGGAGTGAATGGACGTAAATCCTCAGCATTAGATGAAGAAAGAAGAGGCTCGGGCTTATCCTTTTCCAACAACTTGCCTAACAGTTCGCGGCGTTCTCGCTCACTCATCGTGAGCTGTTCGCGCAGAACCTCACAAGTTGCGCAGGTAGGATCAGGAAGCCCGAACCACTTTCTGAACAGTTCCTTAATCAATGTCTGTACCTACTGACTGGTTTGATTGTATCATCTTCCTCTACCTTACGCATGTTACGGTAGAACCCTGTCCAGTCCTGACTCGCACTCAGTTTATTGACGAGAGCTTCTTGCGCCTGAATCTTCTTAAATTCTTGATTTGATTCATCAAAGAAGCCCTCAGCTGCATCCACAAGATATCTGAGTCCGTCGATTGGGTCGTCACCTTCAAATTCCGCGATGTCTTCCGCAGGTTTATTCCCTTTTGGTTTGTCATATGAACACGCCTTAATGGCCTCTACTAAAATCTCACATCCCTTGAAGATTTGAAGCTTTGGAATGTTCGTTTCAGGTTCCTGTGGTTCAAATGACTTCAAGTATGACTTGTATTCCACCATTCCTCGATTCCGCATAATCCACATCGCATAGTCTTCGCTGTATTCAGGTGTTTCCTGCTGATTTATCAGTTTTGGCTGCCACCGTAAGTATTCGTGTATGAGTAGTTTTCCAGCAATGCGCGAACCGGGAGTATTATTGGAGAGTTCCACGGATTGACCCAGTTCATCCTCAATCTGTTGCTGTATTGTATGCTCCTGACCGCGATCCTGACCTGCGGACTTACAGAATCTGATGAGACGGGGAGATTCCTTGTCAATATATAGTTTGACATGTGGTGCCCACTCAGCAATCTTCGTCTTAACCCAATACTGTTCGCGGTAAATGTAGACTCTCTTGTTAGGACTGATTGCAGCATAGCCAATCCAAGTCATAGCAGCAAAGCCCCAGTCACCAATTACCATGCGCGGCCACCATTGAGGAATCTCAAATGGTTCAATCACATGAATAGCATTCGATGGTTCATCCTCAAACTTCCTGTCTCTAAACTCATCGAAAACTTGTCCTTGATACGCATCCCAATCGCCTAGTAGCTTCGCTTTACGCTCAGCTTCAATTGTGATGCCTTGTAATGACTGCTTATATGTTGGGTCAATGTGTTTGTTATCTTCAAGAGTAGAATGTATGTAGATTCTCTTATTTCCACCTCGTCCGACAATAATCTTTCCACCTTTTGGGTAAGGTTTGATAAATCTTTTATAAGTCCATGTGTGTCCAATACCGCCCGGCATTCCAGCTGCGCGTGTGATGGACGGTAATCCTGAATCTTTGGGTGCGCGATTTCGTTGGAAAGTAATATAGGTGTAGATCCACTCAGTGATTGACGTGAGTTCGTCCGGCGTGTAGAGGCAGATTTGCATCGTGTCATATTGGTGTACGTCATCCTCATTCTCACAATGACCTAAAAAGATCATTGCTCCTTCGTTAACTCTACCTGTAGAGCCATATTGATCTTCACGAGGGAATGTCCAGCACATTTCAGTTTTATTGAGAGTTGCTCCAAACTTTCTATACAGTTCCCTACTTCTGGGTATAATTTCATTTCGAAGTTCTGGATAGGTACGCCGCATGAAGACTTGCTTGAACTTCGGGTGTTCGTGCCATCTATGGACAATTCCGTAGAGAAGTAGTACATCTGACTTACCTGATCCTGCTCCTCCGCCATAAAATGCCTCCTTAATAGTTGTGGGGATTGATAGAAATAGTTCCTGTTTAGGCTCAGGCCTCCACTCGTTGGAGGAGAATACTGGTTTCTTCTGTTCAGTATCCATTATCTACCAGCAGGAAAATCAAAGAATGGAAATAGTGAACGCTGTGACTTATTCGAATTTACTTCACGTATAAGCCGATCAACGAATGCATTATAATCTGGTGTGGGTTGATTCTGTTGTGTAACTATACTCTGTAATGGATTGGGGCGCACACCTGCTGATTGGAAGGATTTATTCCTCATTTGGTCGAGTAGAAATTCCTTTACTCCCGGCAACATGGGCTGTTCTGCCATATCCTGTTTGAACAAACCCTTGAAAGGAGTTGATACCCAATCCTTACCACGTGGAATGTATTCCGACATTAGTTCATACTTATAACCCCCCGGTCGATCGATACTAGTTATACCAGGACGATCCCATATTTGATTGGAAAAATCATTTCGCATATCAGGATCAGACGCCAATCCTCTGAATCCTTTTTCCTTAACCTTTTCAATAGCTTCCCGATACATTTCTCCGCCTAATCCCGTGCCATGATATGAATCACCTAAGTAAGTCATACTGATTGGTAAATGACCCTCGATAGGTCGTGCTCCCATTTCAATATATCCTATTGAATCATCAGGACTACTGTAACGAGATTTATCCTTAAGTGAAAGATTATAATGTCCGCCCCACTGATCATATATTCTCTTTAGTTCTGTACTGAATGATCCAGCAGGTTTGCCCATACGCGCCGCCACATCATCCAATGACGCTCCGATATTCGTAGTATCGACCACACGCTGAGTCGATTTAACTAGATTCTCTATATCTCCTTTAGCATATTGACGTTCCAGATTACCAAAAAACCCAGGCTCAGGACCAATCTTAGTCGGTCCCATTGGTCCTGATGGTGGTGTCACAGCATGAGATGGAACAGGTTCACTCGGTATTGGTGGTGATACTTGTGGCATCTGCATCGGTCCAATACCACCTGACCTACTCTGCTCGACAGGCTGATACACCCCATAATCTTCTTCAGGTCGTTTCAGAAAGTTGCCGAGCGCACTGAAGAATGCCATGTTAGTACTGCTGCGGCTCCGGTTCAGGTTGAATCTGTGGCTGTCTCATACCGAATCGTGGTCCAATTCCACCAGCGCGCATCTGCTGAAACTTGTTTTTACGCTGCTCATCGAATGATTCATCAGGTGATGCCAACTGATTCATCTGCTGTCCCATATCACGCTGATACGGCTGAGGACGCATCATTCCTTGTCCACCACCCATCCTACCAAACATCTGACCCATTCCACTACCAATTCCCTGACCCATCTGTTGCATCTTCATGTTTTGCATTGCTTGAATAGCTTGTGGATCAGGTTCCTGCATCTGCTGTTCAGGTGCCATCATTGGTGGTGCCTGCATCTGCATTGGTTGTGGCCTACCGAATGCCTGACCAATTGCATTACCAGCATTCTGTACAGCATTCTGCATACCCGGCTGCATTCGTTGTGGCATCGGACCTGATGGTGCGCCCCAATTCTGCATACCTGGCTGTATTCCACCACCCTGTTGCTGAGGTTTGGATGGGCCTAATCCAATTTTATTACCTACACCTTTCAATCCCGGTGTTTTCTGCATTCCTGCCGCGAGTGGTTTCCTGATTGCGCCCATACCCGGCGCATTCATCATCGCCTTACCTACTCCACCTAATGCGCCCAATCCAAATGCCATAACTTCTCCTAGCTACCATTCCTAATCAATGACCAAGAAGTAGCAGGATCAAATCCTAAGACCTGCCAACTAAACTTCGATTGACCACATCTATCGAGGATTATGTCAACTCCCCACGCGCCCACATTATCTGATGTCGCTCTATAGGCGATTACATCTTTACTTATAGTGCCATCTGGTTTAACAAAGTATCCCCAGCGTGAATCACTTACTTGCAGCGTCTTCACTACGAGGTCTAGAAATGCCCAACCGGACTCACCATATGTTTCAGGACATGAATGAGACAAAAGGAATGGATTATCTGTAGCTACCTTCTGTGCTAATGCCTGCGATGTAACTGGAATTGGTACAGGAACCTCAGTCGGTGGCCCCGGAGTACCCGGAGCTGTAGGAACAGGAGTAGTAGGATTAGGGACTGGTGCGAAATTTACGATGTCATGAATATCAATGGTGTTAGTGTTTGAGTTTGAATTATTATTGTTGATCGTCGGCCCGATGAAATTGTAGTCGCATCCTGTAATCAGGATGATTGAAATGATGAGCGCGTATTTTCTCATTATGCTAATCTCGCTGAATAATGTTGTGCAATCTCTGTAGCACTCAAGGCCCGCGGGTAGATCGCCACGTCCTGCAACGAGCCGATCCAGAAGCCGCGTGGATCAGGGCCGAACGCCGGATCGTGCCCCACCCCCACGAGCGCAGGCGCCGCCACGGCACGAACCGCCGCCGACGACCGATCGAACACCCCATTGATGTAAAACAGTACTAACGCGCCATCAAAGACCCAGACCGCGTGGTACCAGAGCCCATTCGCTAATGTCGCGAGACTGGACACGCCGATAGCGTTCGCGCTGTCGTAGACATTCAATCGGGACGAAGCAATCGCAAACGCTGGCGCCTGTGCCGATCCGAGCGTAAAAACTGGCCGGGGTGTAGCGTTGTACGTGGCTTTGATCCATCCTTCGACCGTACACACTGAGGGCAAGGGCACATTTGCCGCCGTAACGATCTTCCCCGTCGCCCCGTCAAACGTCATCGATTTACTGTCGGCGGTCACCCCCGGCTGATTGAGCGTGACGCCGCCGCTAATAGTTCCAGCAGCATTACCAATTACATCTACTGCTGTTGTACCACTAGAATCATTCAGCGGCCAATAATTACTCGCCCCACTCAATATTACTTTCGCAGCATAGGAGGATGGATCAGTGATTCCGAACTTGGCGAGATAGTGAGATTGGATTTCATTGGCTGATAATGCTCGATTGTAGATGGCTACTTCGTCCATGTTACCATTCCACCACGTTACGAAATTGCTATGGTGGCCGATTTGAAATTCAGTGATTTGATTGACCAGTGCTTGTTGAAGTGGAAGATTGTCTACAGTTCTTGACACTCCATCTAAAAACAGTTGCATCGTTTTATTGCCAGGAAATACTAACACGAGATGATGCCAGTTTCCGTCTCTTAAACTACCCGGTATGTTCTGAGTCGTTGGAGTAGAGACTTGTGCAATACTCGCATGATAGATTTGAAGAGTAATCTGTGTTGCAGTATTTGTATTCACTAGAATACGGTCATTAGAAGCTGCTAATGGAATACCCCAAAAAGTAATATCTGCACCATTTGTAGTCTTGAACCACCATTCAAACGATGTTGTAGGAGTAATCGTAACAGGAGTAGTGATTACTTTACCTGTAGTACCGTTGAACAACATCGACTTCCCAACTGCACCAGTCTGATTCAGTGTCACTCCACCAGAGATCGTGCCGTTCGCTCCACTCACACTCTCTACAGCTACTAGTCCAGACTCATCATTCAGACTCCAATAGTATGATGGTCTGTCCTTCATTATACGCGCACTATACGCTGCGTCATCATCTCGTACTGGCGTACTAGAACCCGGCATGTAGACTGAACCATCCATCTTTACTTTCAATGCTTGGATGGTTGTATTACCTGATTGACACCGAACGAATCCACCTACATGATTGTACGCACCACTAGTCGAGCCGGCCCAACTAGTGAATGGACCTGCATAGACTGACGCGCGCTCACATGCTACGCCAGTAGTGATGATACACGGAGATCCAGGTAGAGCGTAGATTACACTCTGAGAGATGGGAGTAACTGGACCCGGACTAATTGCAGTGACAGGCATTGCTCGCTACGCTCGCACTGAATCTGATTTACTTCTTCGTCGGGGGTGTGAATACTTTCTGTTCAGTAGACTTCTGCGCACTCAGTACTGCGGGAGTACCATCAGTGAAGGTGAAGTTCATGGTGTTAGACAGTACACCCTGCTCACTCAATACGCCAACAGGTAGTACAGCAGGTGCAGCCCACACACTCATGTTCACGCCTGTAGTCAGTTCTGTTGCAGAGACGAATGTGGTCGGCTCCTCATATCCATTGAACACGATGATGGAACCAGATGTAAAGTTGGTACCATGTACGTGAATGGTGAATGATGGGTCGCCAATCTCCGCACTTGATGGTGTCAGACTAGTTACAGCCTGTACCTTCACACTACCACCAGTGAGGATTGCGGTGATAGCGACATACGCTTTATCTGAGAAGCGCGAGTCTGAACATGCTCTGTCCAGTACTTTCTTCACGTAAGTCTTTTGCTCATCTGTTACAGGTAGAGCAGGAGATGAGAAAAGTACTGGACTGAATGGATCTTGGTATAGAGCTTTCACTAATACAGGCATCTCTCATCTCCCTTTCAACTACTTGGGTTGCGCGCCTGAATCAGGCAATTCATTGTCAGGCACAAGGATCAGACCTGAACACGCGAGCCACTTGACGACAAACTTACCACCCGGACGTGGAGGCCACGTTGTAACGGGAGGTGTAGGCAGACTATTGTCTGGACCTAGTGTAGGATCGAATGGATACACTGGTAGTGTGATTGCATGTCCACCACCTGGTAGTGAGTTGTCTGGTCTACCATATCCCGGTAGACTGTTGTCTGGGCGACCGCCACCATAACCCGGCACACCGTATGATGGATCTACTGGTTCTCCACCTTCCATGAAGGTGATTAGTGCTAACTTGGATACTGCCATTATGTCTCCACTTCTGACTCTGGGTCATTGAACACTACTGCTTTAATTGCCCACATCGCAGTCTGTTCATTGTTTGTCACAGCGAGAGATGTGTGACGTGATGGTGGGCATACTTCCTTGATTACTTGTTCCACCTGACTGAACACTTCTCTCAATCTAGTGATTGCCTCTAATCCATGCGCGCTTGGCTTGTGATATGCGTAGGGTTTATCGATAGGCACTTTGTCCTACTCCTTTACGTCGATTACTTCAAATGAGGATTCCGAACGGAATGTGGGTGCGAAGATTACGAACTGGGGAGTTTTACTATCAGAAGATTCTGACTGAACCTGAGGAGGCTCAAGATCCTTGATGATGCCTGACATATTCTTAGCAATTACTGCCAAGTCCTTAGCATCTGCGTAGTCCAGCTTTTCCTGAGTGATTGCTTCCAACGCGCCGTTCAATGTCCTGCCGGCACGTTTAATCGCTCGTTGCCGTGACTTGTTGATGTGGCCTATGATGGATTTGGAAGGAGAGTCGTATGATGTGGTGGATGTTGCGCCCTTAGCGTATGCCGACACACTAGACGCGCTGATTCCAAACTCTGCTGCGAATTCTAATGCCGATTGTCTGCCGTTGATTACACTCTCCTCACCTATGAGTGCGCGCAGACTATCGGGTACATTTACGTCGCCATCACTTCTCCCACGTGTTGGTTTCTCTACAATGACAGCATGAGACTCTTTCTGATGAGACTCTTTTCTGTCAGTTGTATTGTCCAACTCTTTAAGAAAAGCATCATCGTCTACTAGTCCTATCGGCATAACTGTACTCCGGGGTCGGTAGGAATTCTAGCACGGATCGATCCTCCCGTCAAGTGGTCTATCTCCTTTGTTTTCAATCAGATCGGGTCACTGGATGGGACCATGTATTCCGGTTCATTACATGTATGAGACTCTTTATATGGGACCCATTTATCAGGAGGCTCAATTACATGTAATTACCCTGACACATGCGATTGCTACAATCCGACTTGAGCAAGTTTGTCAAGCGTCGAATATCATGGGTATACCGGCCTACCACACGTGTGCCGAAAAGTCAAGAGAAAAAAAAAATAAAGAACATTTTTTTTTCTCTTGACTTCGAGGCCGCGACCTGTCATACTTGGACTGGTGCCCATGAGTCGGACAAAGATAACGCTTGACACGGGGGCGGCTGGCATGGTAGGAGCCGGCGGCCTACATGTAGCCTGGACTACTTTTGGCAGGTCACAAGGCAACAATCTAGTTATGAGATTGTTCCCCTTTCTACCGTGGCTGTGGTATTCTCTCCTTGCCCGCCACGGAGTCGCAAGTTGACAGCCCGAAGGGCAAATATCGAGGGTCGGCGCGGTGACGCGACACCCCAAACGAGATTAACGCGACTACAGGTCACGGGAGGGAGGTGAGAACATGATTGACCAAAAGGATGTAGCGGAAGCCAAGACCGCGTGGACGGTTGCACTTCCTGAGCCCATCACGTATGAATTCTCGTGGAAGACATACGAGAATGACGCGGAGTTTCTCGCAACGCCGAACGCAGCGTTGACCACAGAGGAACAACGCGCAGTCCGCGACAACGAGGCCAAGAACAATGCTCGGCAACAGGCATTGGCACTCGCTCTCAAGGAAGCGGGTTACGTGCGGCCAACAGCAGAGAACAATGAGCAGGTCCGCTTGAAGGACATGCACAAGGTGTTGATGACCAGCAAGAAATACACTCACGCGGAAGCGCGGGAGATTGCTGCAAAGACACTGGGCCTTGTTTGGGCCGACTAGTAAGACCGACACCCTACCCCAGTCCATACGATGGGGTAGGGACTAACAGTAAGCCAACTACGAGGTAGGAACATGAAGAACCGCATACCGCACGAAGAACTTATCGCGCTCACACCCGCAACATGGGCCGCATGGTATCAGGAGCAGTCGGAATCGCTCCGCGCTGGTATCATGTTGGCGGTCGACCGCTTGCAGGTCGAGGGGCTGACCGCGCGGCAGGCAATGGTCTCGGTGTATGCCCTTATCGAGTCCGCGAAACTCGACGAACTCGACAGGCTTTACAACCTGCCGCACACCGTGAACTAGTCCGCATGGGCCAGTGCTTCCACAGACTGGCCCACTTCCCCAAACTGAGGTAGCCAAATGAATTGGACGTATAACATTCTGAATCTGAGCGTTTCAGAATTCAAACGCCTAAGGAAAGGCGTTCGCGTTCTGACATCATACGGTGTCACGTATGACGAAGCGGTAAGACTCATTATCGAGCGTATCGAGTATGTCCGCTCGAACCGCGACAGGCAGCGTATCGAACGCCGCGCCAGCTAATCCCCTACATGCAAGGTCCGCGCCATGTCACTACGGCATGGGCCTTGCATCTCGCCCCTCGACCTGGACCCGCGCTCGGCTCGGCACCCTGCCGCCCCATGAGCCTGGGGTCCATAATGTGCGCATAATGTGCGCAAATGTGTGCGCACTACATCACAATCCAACATATAAAAAACAACCCACATGTAATTTATGTGCGTAATTTCCACATGCTCAAATACATTTAGGTCAAGTGACCTATTGTATCATCCAGCGTAAGAAAGAGCATCATGTAATTTATGTGCGCGATTCTTACATGTAATGTCCCATAGTGATGACACCCCTCTCCCTCTCCCTACAGGTATATGGGGCGCTACATGACGGTTTCTTGACGGTCAAGGATTTGAAGGTTCTTTCTTCTTCTTCTTTTTATTTTTTTTTTTTTACATGTAATAATTAAATGTAATCCATCATGTAGCATCCCGAGGACATCCCCTTGACACCTAACGCTCCGATATGGTACACTGAGGGGGAGGGAGGGGTGCCCGATTTTGGGTACATTACATGTAATGGGCAAACGTACAAAGCACACGCACAAATACAGATATCAACGATTAAGCAAATTCAACGTAGGTTGGAGGTGCGCGCTCGACTATTGTGAACACTTCCTTCCACGTAATGTGGAGGATACAATCGAGGGGAGGATGTCGGTGTGTTGGGGATGTAGTGAGGACTTTAAGTTGGACGCACGCGCAATTCAGGATGAGTTGCCCATGTGTATCGACTGTAGAACACCGGATGAGAAGAAAGAGGTTGATGACGAATTGGATATTCGTTTGAAAATCGCGGCACGAGATAGAGTGGACGCATTCAGTGTGACAATGGCGCAGATTGAACAGTATCGCCGCATCATGGGAGAATGATTATGGACAGAGAACTGAAAAAGGCAATACTTGAAGAATTCTTAAACAGGGAAACACACAGAATCAGTAGGTCCATGTTATTGAGGAAAATGTGGATGCATTGTGAAAGCGGAAATCAGTTAGATGATGTAATGTCACAGTTCTGCGCGGCTGGCATGATTGATAAGGAAATAGTCTACATCATGCCACAGAAACAGGTTGACGAACTTACACGGCTATACACCAACATGAAGCCACAAATGAAGTAGGAAATTACATGTAAATTGGACCCCTAGGTTGCCTAGGCATAGGTCGCCTAGGGGTCCACCCGTAACCCCTTACCAGTCAACGACTTACGACCCCTTGACATCCTCCCGGCCACCTGATAAAATCGAGGTCCGGCGCAAGCCCTGACCGGGTTACATGTAATCCCTTACATGTAGCGGCACTAACCGATACCGAAAGGACGGACTACATGATTCGCGTGGTTCCAATCGACCAAGTAATTCCCCTACATGATGCGAAACCAGCTATGGTTCGCAAGATGGTCCGCGTGTTGGAAAAGCAGGGCCAGATTGAGCCGTTGCAGGTTCATCCACACGAGGATAAATTCCTCGTATTCGACCGTGATGCGTGGGGCGATGAGATTGTATTCGCTGCACGTATCCTGGGATGGCCGACGCTACTAGTTGGCATCACAGACACCTACGAATTCTGATTCCGAAAGGACAGCATCATGAAAAGGTTCTACTGCACAGTCTGTAAGCGCATCAAGCGGGTTCGGAAGTATCCTGCTAACGTAGTCACGCCTAATGCCGAGACGGTCACGAATCGTGTAGGCTCATGCACGTATCATCATCTGACGGCGCGTGAGAGATTCATTAGCGCGCACTCATTCGGTGAAACGGTCATCAACCGGAAAGTAGGCGTATAAATGTTGAACCATACTACACGTAAAGGCGACTGCGATTGCTGTCCCACCACGGATGTAATGCTCACACAGTCCAAGTTTGATGCGGGCATGATGCAATGCGCGGAATGCGCAGCAAAGGAAGCGCGCACTATCACGGCACAACAGACAATCGATGTAGCGCGCAAAATCGATGCGTCAATCGAACTGAAAGCAGACATCTTCAATGCGGCGACAGTATCATTCGTCGAATTGGAAGCGGCTGTAATGAATGACGATTCAATTCCAGCGGACCAGAAGAATTACAAGGTCGCGGAATTGGCTGCGGAGCGCATCGAGAAATTGAATCCTGTAATCTTCGAGGCGGAGCAAGCGGTAATCAAGCTGAAAAACGAGCGATACATGTGGCTCGAAAACACGCAGAAAACCGTCGCGAAGCTGCGTGTAGACCAGCAAGCGAAATTCAAGCTGCACAACATCAATTACAAGCCTGACGCGCCATCGAAGAAAGTTAAGACGGTTACACCTGCCGGACCATCACGTAAGGTCACATTCGACAAAGCTGCGGTGTATGCTGCGGCGAAAAAGTATGGGGTTCCTGCCGCGCAGGTCCAGTCCATCATTGTGTCGAAAGGTCTTTCGGCGGAAGGCGCGGCAAAGCATTTCGCGGAGTTGATGGGCCTCATCTAACAACAGTCGAATCCGAAAGGACGACATACTATGACACGGCAAGAAGCGTCACAATATCTGCGGGACAAGATGAATGAGCATGGACTTACAGACTGGTCCGTGCGCCTGAATCAAAATCCCGACAGTAAATTCCTCGGCTTGTGCTCCTATAAGGACAAGTGTATCATATTGTCCGCCCACCACATCGACATACATCCGACTGAGGATGTAAAGAATACAATCCTACACGAGATTGCACACGCACTCGTTGGGCCGGGCCATGCACACAATGAGACATGGGCTACGAAGGCGCGTGAAGTAGGATGCGACAACACTCTCCCATGCTCTAACCTGTCACTCGACCCACACATCATTGACGCGATACGTAGTGGCGCGGATGTGGAGGTGACCTTCGACACACAGGTAATCCGCACACCTCGATACACCGTTACACGGCTTCAGGATAAGTGTAACGTATGTGGCAAAGTCGCCAAAATGGCATCCGAAAGCACTATGACGATGCCGGGTGACGACCAACCTGATATGAAGTTTATCACGTTGGAATGTGGCCACATGATGGTCAAGTATATCCCCAAAGGAACCCCGTTCCACACGTTCCAGATGGGTGGTGACCCTACATGTCAGCACACATGGGATAAAAACCACTGTATCCTTTGCAATCGCTATCGTCCATACGACTTTCAAATCGAGGGCATGAAGTTCCTCGAAGCGGGATTGTCTGTAAACAAGGGTGCGGCGTGTTTCGATGAGATGGGCCTCGGAAAAACAATCCAAGCGGGAGGAGTAATCTACTTCAATCAGCTGACACTTAGCCCAACATTGTGGGTTGTCAAGAGCGCGCTCAAGTATCAGACTTCATCATTCATTCTCTACTGGATGGGTGACGAGCACGTGCCTCAGGTAGTGAACACGTCGAAGGATTGGCTCATTCCTGGTCTGAAGCACTACATCATCGGCTACGACATGCTGGTGCCGAAGTCGCGCACTCTGAAGAACGGCACAAAAGTCAACAGCGGATTCGATATCTCGCAGTTCGACCGTGTTGGCATTAAGTGTGTTGTGTTGGACGAATGTCAGCAGATTAAGAATGTTGACAGCTCGCGCACTCAGATGGTGCGGCGCGTAGTTCGCGACAGGAAAGTAATCCCTCTCTCTGGCACACCTTGGAACAACAGAGGTTCAGAACTGTTCCCCGTGTTCAACATGATGGACCCTGTTAAATTCAATTCTGCAGAAGGTTTCCGCCGACGTTGGGTTGACACGTATTACGTTGGCGCGTATGAGAAGGAAGCGGGAATTCGTAACATTCCAGCATTCAAGGAATACACGAAAGACTTGTGTATTCGTCGCGAGCGGACCGAAGTATTGCCTGAACTACCGCTCGTCAACAGGACGAAACTGAATGTTGTAATGACGGAGCAGGAGGAGCAGAATTACGATGCGGCAGTAGATGAGTTCGTCAAGTGGTACGAACAGCAGACCGAGGAATTAGGCGGCATGGCAATCATCGCTGCTATGGCAAAGATGCGGCGGATTGTAGCGTTGGCCAAGATTCCGGCAACGATGGAATACGTGAGCGAATTCATTGAGGATACAGACCGTAAAATCTGCATCTTCGCGCATCACAAGGACGTGCAAGAGATTCTCTATCAAGACTTG